GACCAGAAAGATCCCCAACTCCAGAACTGAGGAAGTAATGCATATCCAGCAAGGAGATGCACTACTGCCATGAATATTATTGTCGGCCATTTAATCATACCAATGACGAATTACCCCCGCAACGATAAAACAATTAGTAACGAGATAAGTAAGAAAGATGAAAGATCGAATAATGAGTATACTATTATCATACCGCTTCGTCTTCTCATCAGCGAAGCTACCCAACGCATACTTCCATATCCTCCATAATTTAATCATACCCAATCTGGTTTTCTGGATGGGTCACGAAGATAATTAGATGCAACCCAAGGTTTGCTGCCAATGTAATTTTGGTAAGCAGTAAAAGTGTCAATGCTTGTGTTATGTTTAAACTCATTCGGCATTGCTCTTGTAAATGATTCTACCATACAATGGCATGTAATTACCTCACCTGCAAACTTATGAAATGTTTTCTTCGCTTCAAACAATGCATCAGCACATCCATGAATCTTACCATAACGATGTGTATACTCACCAGATAATGCACAACCATGTTGAATTAACCATGCAGTATTAAATATACTTGCAGCAGCCCATTGAGTGCAAGGATGATTCCTGAAAGCACCTTTCTTGACTGAGTATGGGGTTCCATCTTTCTTTTTAACTAGATCATCACCCCAATCATAATACCAGTGTGAGAAGACAATAGAAAGCATCTGACATGTCTCTAAAGGCATCTTGACCACATGTTTATCAGGCAATACTCTTGCTGATACATGTGGATCAGGATTAGTTACAAAGATGTTCATTCAAATGTTGAATCAGGTTCTAGAGCTATATAATATCTTAAGTTATAATTTTGACAAGTAAATCGTGATAAAAGTTTTTGTGACAGAACAACATTATATGTGCCTGGAATAATCTTAATATTCTCAACCTTAAAATTAAATGCGAATGTAGATTCAGTTTCTCCTACAACAATAGAGAAAATATTAGAAGTATCATTCTTCTTATCCCGAACTACCATCTTAACTACACCTGCTTCACCAACTACAGCTAAATCTGGAAGTTGATATATTGCTGCTGCTTTTAATAACTTATCTAGTTGTTGTGTGCTTAATTCAAAAGATACATCTTCACTAGGAAGAGTAATCGCCTTCTCAGGTGGAGTAACAATAACTTTAGGATCTGCAAAGAAATATTTTGATCTCATTTTATTCTCTTTGATGACCATATATTGATCATTCTCAAAATCTAATTCAGGTCTCTGATGAAGACTTAAACCATTCAGGAACTGCCCCAAATCGTATATACCAAAATCTTTTGGAAGATCTTCATCAATAGTTGCTTCAGCAAGAATATTCTTCATCACTGAAATAGTTCTTAATGAACTACCCTTTTTAAAAAGAATAGACTGATTGATTGTTGAAAAGTTTTTTAGTAATGTGAGAGTTTTATCAGATAGTTTCATAATTAAGGCATTGTGTGGTCAATGTTCCCGCTAGTCATAGAAGGCTTACCATAATGTTCATCAAAATGTAATAATAGCATAGCATAATGAATCACTTTAAGCAAGTCTTTTTTATTTCTTCCATCCTTACTTCCATACCTACTACCATACTTAAGTATGTTTGCTTGGCAGAAATCAGAAGCAAGATCTCTTGATGCCATCAAGTCTATTGTCTGAACATTACGATACTCATGTTTAGTGCCTGTGTAATGGCCATTGTAAGTACGTGATACATACTCTTCTACATCTTTGAGTATCTCATTTTCATGATACTTGTTTCTACTGTCTGTCATAATGTCATGTGGTCGAATTGGATCCTCGATATTTATCGATAATGAATCTACATGATGTGCTATTTGATCATCATTATCAGAAAGAGTAGTAAATGGTGATGGATAATAATCATCAGCCGTATTACCACCACCAACTACTGCTTCTGCCATCGCATAATCAAAGGCATCCGTAAATGGATTCTTTGCGTCAGGATCATTACGATTGTAATCATAGTAGTAAGGGGAATGTTTAATATCATCCCCTTCTACTTTATATTCAGTTGTTTCTTCTTTTTTCATAACTGGATAATCCTCATCAAATGTTCCATCTAAAATAGATGCTGCTAAAGCCCATGCATTAGTCATTGTAGGCACTTTCCTCCGCTTTGTCAAATTCAAAATCAGCATCTACCTTATCATACAACTCAAGGAATGATTGCTTAGTCTCATCGTCAAATCTGTTTACACAAACTTGAATTGCCTTTGCTTTATTCTTAAAGATAGAATAAGCACGAAGTATATGAACCAAACGACGAGTGCTTATGATTTCTTCGATACCACCATCATAGAAAGTCTTGCGAATGATGTCACCCCAATCTACCAATCTCTTACAAAAATTAGTATCAGTAACATTAAGACTAGAAGCAACTCTTGCTAGAATCTTATTTTCTATAGAAGGTGATGGATAATCTTGCTCACATGTTACTGGGAATCTTTCAAGGAAGGCTTCGTTGAGCACGTTAGTTCCAATGAATCTTCCATCGTCTGAACCCTTACCCTTAGTATTTGCGGTTGCGATGACGTTGAATCCTCTTGCTGGTTTAACGACTCTTCCAATTTTCTTAAGGAAAACTCCATTTCCCTCAAGGATGCTCTGAAGGCAGAGAATCTTGTTAGAGGCAAGGTCGATTTCGTCAAGGAGCAAGACTGCTCCTCGCTCAAGAGCTTCCACGACTGGGCCATTGTGCCATACGGTTTCACCATTAACAAGACGGAAACCGCCAATAAGATCATCTTCATCAGTTTCTATTGTAATGTTTACACGAATAAGTTCTCTCTTTAACTGAGCACATGCTTGTTCTACAGAGAATGTTTTACCATTCCCAGAAAGACCAGTAATAAAAGCAGGATAAAAAAGCTTGCTTTGTATAATTTTTTTGACATCTGCAAATGATCCAAATGGTACAAATATATCATCTTTTTCAGGAACCAAATTTTTCTCTGCATCTGGTTGAACAGAGGGAGCACTAAATGATTTTTCAATATTCTCCACCGCTTTTTGAGTTACTTCAAGATTCCACTTACCCTTACCAACATTATATTTCTTTATCTTCTTCGTAACTGTTTGATATGAAATATCATTAGCAGCACAAAATCCACGAATGTCAGCAGCAGTGAACTCAGATCCATATGTATTTCTTAAACCTTCAACAATTTGGTCTTCAGTCATTTTAATTTCAAAAGGGCGGTAGGTCATAATGTAGTTTGTTTCAATGACCTTATTATAGAGTAAAAAGGGGGTTAAAAAACCCCTTTTGTTAAATTATTGATATTTCTTAACACTTTCCTCCCACTCCTTCATACTGCTCTGACAGTTGGGTGGTTCAGGATCCTTATATCCCTTCATCTTCTTCCATTTATTACGCAATGCACCCAACACCCATGATTGAGAAAGACTCTTGGGGCCATTCTCAAGCAGATCTAACTCATACTTACTAGAAGTATAATTTTTATATTCTTCTCTCCAGTTTGAATCATCGTACATTTTCAGAACCTCCTTGAAAATTCTCTGATCCACCACCTAACTGTTCTGTTCCACCTACTGCAAAAGGATTATACTTTGCCGTTGCAATACGATACATCTTTTCATGCATTGTGACAACTTCTTCAGCAGTCTTTTCAAACTCAGGTGTTGACTCATGACGAGAAGCATAAGCATCTGCTATTTCTTCTTCAGGTCTTGGATTGTTGTAGTCTTTTGCTATTGGCATAGAATCATGTGGATGTGGTGGGTCTCCCAATTCTGGAAGATAATTGTCATCAAACCATTCATCATAAGGTATCTCTGGTAATGGTTCAATCATTTTTCATAAGTAAAGGTCTTTCCTTTAATTTTAGTATCACCTTCTGATGAGGATCTACCTGGTCTCATTTTACCAACACCAACTGTCTTTGTTGACCCTAAAGGTCTCTTATCCTTTGGTTTGGTTCCTAATCCACCTTTTCTAGTTGCAGATAGTGTACCAGTTTTTTTAGTTTGTGTCAATACAGCATCTTGATCATACTTCTTACCAAGTGCTTTTACTGCTTTCTTAAACTTCCTCTTACCCTTTTTACCAGAGGTGACAACGTGACTGCGTTCTTTAACCTTAGTTTCTTTACCAGTATCATCATCTTTCTCAGTCCATCTTCCAGTCACCTTAGTGGCACCAGGTAGACCCTTCCCCTTTATGTCACGATCTAATTGCTTAGCCCGTGCTTTATTTTCTTTCGAAGATTTGTCACCTCGACTTCCAGAAAGGATTGCCATTCCTCCCTTATCGGATTTAGATTTGATACGGCTTAAACTGCTCTCCTCTAACTGAGAACATTCTAGCATAAATTCTGAATATGTCTTCATTCTTTGTGACAGTTTCTAAACTTATTTATTCTTCTTCCTCTTCTAATACATCTAAAAGATATTCATATTTTTTAAATACAACACCCTGTTGTGATAAAAGAATCATCTTTGATACAGTCATTTCCTCACTGTAAAAGATAACTGGTTGTTCTCTACAATCTCCACTCATTATTTTTTCTCCTTTACTACTGTCTTATAATAATCAAGTCTTTTACGTAAACTAAGAACTATTCTTGAAAGTTCTTTGTTTTCTTTTTCCAGTTGTTCGATGTGTTCTTCGTATACAATGTACATAAATTTTCAAATAAAGAATACAATAATATAAAATATCTACAGTTTCGTTAAGTATTTAATCATTTAATTGTTTCTTAATTTTCCAATCAGCATACATTGCACCATACATCATACCCTCATGAGACTTTAAATCTGCACCATTAAGAATCTCTTTTTGTCTCTGAGATAAAGATACATCCATAGTAAGATACTCCTTTTCCCAATTTTCTATACCATTAATCATAATTAAGCCACCAATTCTACAAATTCACCAAGAACTTTTTTATTCATTTTCTTGGTTTTAAGAGACTTAGCAAATGCTCTTTTAATTTGAGCCTTTGTTGCATCTTCATCTACTTCAAACTCTGCATCATCAGCAAGATTACTTGAAGATAATGCGAAGTATGCATCGTAACCAGAATTTTTAATAGTAAAACTCTTTTGTTTTTTCCATTGAGTTTCTAGTTTAACATGTTCTTCTGGATTTGTAAAATACATTCTAGCAAATCTCATCGCTTCTCTATTTGCAATAACACGAATACCGATGAAATTAGTTGTAGGGAATCTATCTTTTAAATTAGTAATGAGTGTTTGAGTAAACTCATGATAGTGCCATCCAAACTTATAAGTTTTACCAACCTTACGATCACGTAAGAATGTTCTATCACCATGACAACCACGACATCCTAAAAATTCACCATCTTCCCAATGACGTTGAACCTTTTTATTATAAGGAATTTGACTTGCTTCACCATCAGTAAGAACAATACATTGAACCTTTTGAACTTTATTCTCTTTTTGGAATTGTGGAATTATTTGATGAAGACTAATCAATGCTTCATTTAATGGAGTTCCAGATAAAGATAAACGATTAGGATAACGATATGGTGCCGAAGAATAGTGATGACTAAATGCTAAAGATATTCTCCAAATATTAAGCAATTGATGTTCAAGTGTCTTAACATTAGTCTTACTAGTCAATATATTCATTAAAGCAAATGTATCCTCAACGTGAAGTTGATATTCTTTTCTTTCATAATGAGACTTTAATTTATTTGAATCATCTTCAAATAATCCATTATCTCTAACATATCCACTAGGTCTGGTATACCATTCATTAGTAAATGCATAAACCTCAAAAGGAATATTAACTTTTTTACAGAACCAAATTAAATTATAAAGTTGCTTAATAGTATCATTCATCTCCATAGCCATTGAACCAGACCAATCAAGAATGAATACTAATCCGTGGTTCTTCCCATCAGAAACTGTAGTGATTCTCTTAAATATGTCTTCATTGAATCTATAAGTATGAAGCTTCGCTGTATCGAGAACCCCAGTGCGATTAACAGCAGAACGAGCATAATTGTCAGCTGCCTTCCGACATTCAAATTCTTTAACAAGATAACTCACCTCCTTCTGTGCAGATTTTTTAAATTTAAGATACTCTGAATCGGCCTGTTCAAAAACAGAATTCTCAAAATTATATGCCCTATAATATGAATAATCCTTATCCTCCCACTCCTTCTCTACAATAGACCAATAATCATCTATCTCTTCATGAACATCTGCATTAGATGCAATCACAGTATTTAGATTAACTTTAGGCAACTCAACATATACATTATCAGAACCTTCTGTATTAACTAAATCTTGTAATTTACTTTCCAAAGAATCAACAGTCTTTACTTCTGGTTCTTCAAATTTTTCTTGAATATCACCATGATCACTTCCACTCTCTTCCATTTGAGGAGTCTGAGGAGATGATTCTAAATTATCATCAGATTCCTCTTGATCTTCATACTCAGTTGTATCTTCACCCAAATTAGGAGCTTCCATCTCCAATTGTGTATTATCTAATTCTAATTGTTTTTCTGGATTAACTTTTTCATTTTCTTCTTGTTGCTTCTTGCAGTAATCATATAATTTTTCTGCAGCCTTTAACATTTGATCAAAAGTTTGAGCATCACCTATTAAATCGATAATCTTCTTTTCAGCATTTGAAAAAGATACATCAATGAACGTGCCAATCTTAAAATATAAATTAGCCCTATCAGCAAGATTAAAACTACTAATATCTTCACCATCTATCTCAAAGAAATCTTTATTATGTAACTCATTATATCCCCTGTAAAAAGATTTAGCAATACCCAAATACTTACGCTTCATTAATTTTTCAACTCTCACATCCTCACATACATTCACAAACTGTTGAGGAATTTTATAATCTTTCCACCATTCTTGATCTGGTGTAAAGAGTGCATGAGCCACCTCATGACCAACAAGCATATCAAATACAGTATCACTTGCATTCCAAACAGGTAATGTAAGAACACGTGTACCAACATCAAATTGAGCAGTCTCAACTTTTCTATGTTCTACTACTAGATCTTCAGTAGCAAGTAACTTTGCTAGTTGTGACTTGATTTCTTGCTGAACTGCCATGTGTGTTTTCGTCTGATATACCTATAATACAAGAAGACCCACGCTTCTGGTGGGTCATGTAACGCATCTTAATATTTTGTAACCTTTGCTTTGCTTGACGCAAGGCCTGTGGTTTGAGAGTTCGTTTCCTCTCCTTCTTACT